CGTCCTCGCCCCGAACCGGAGGGGCATTGAAGCGTTGGTCAGCGACCCTTGGGCGATACTGATGTCCAGAGTGCCTTGATCCACTCCATCGACGTAGATAGTGGCGACGTCGTCCCTGTCGAATGCGACGACAACATGGTATGGGCCACCGCCGGCGGTCAGAATCTCTCCCGTGACGCCCCCCGGAACAAACGCGGTATCGTTGCCGTCACTGAGTCCGATCCCTAGGTGCCTGTCGATCTGGGTGATGGCATATCCAGTTTTGTTTAGTCCTCCCTGCTTTTTACTGAAAAGCTGAACTGTAGAGGACACTTGGTCGGGATTAAAGATGAAGCTGACAGAAAAATCCGACGTACCCGGCTCAAACGCGGCGTCGGCCGGGACTTCAACATAGTCTCCGGCTCCATCAAAGTCGATCGCTTTCGTGATGAGGCCGGGGACCCCCTGCGTCGGGTTGCCCCCCAACGTGCCGTTATTAAAACCAATGAAGTCCTGTGGCGAGCCGGAAGTCTCGTCCAGCGGCAACGCGAACGTACCGGCGTAATCGTCACGGACGGCCTTTAAGTAGACTCCAGCCATCAGCGTCGCCTCCACAGTATATTACACACCATTTTGTCCCACCTGCAAAAACCGCCGAGGAGCCCCGCCCGAGACCCGGAGAGGGCTGGGGCTCTACTCAGCGGCGAAAGTTATTTCAGCAGCCACAGTTCAACGGCGGCATCGCCCTCCCCGTCCGCCGCGTTACGCTGCACAGCGATCTGGTCGACGGTGTGGTAGTCGGTGTCGTCCACGAGGTCGCTGCCGTCGATGGCCTCGCTCCCTGCCACGGCCCCGAGTTCCGGCCGGAAGTAGAAGGGCACATTCGCCTCGACGAACACAAGGACGGCATCAGCGGTGCCATTGTCGTTTCGCAACTCGACGGCGATGTCTTGGTCGCTCAGGATCAGGCCGACCTCGAACGAGTCGAAGCCGCCCGCCCCATCTTCCCACAGCACATCGTTGCCGTAGGCGTCGGCGACTGTCTGCTTCACATGGAAGACCTCGCCGCTGGTCACACTCAGGGTTGTGTCGGCGAACCGATCATCGTCGGTCAGCCGATTCCCGTCCGGGTCGGTCAGCACATGGGTCAGTTTGAAGTCGGGCACGGCGGGTCTCCTACGAACATCCGCTGGTTGAGCCGCAGTTCATGCACAGGCGACAGGTTCCGTTCGGCACCGTCGGGCCGCCACACCGGGCACACCCGGGCCCGCCGTCGGGGGACATGGGGCAACTGCCGCGAGAGTCCTTGGATGCGGAGTGGTTGCGGTTGTCGGTATTCGGTTCGGGGTCGGGCACGATCGGGTCTCCAGTTGTTCGATGCGGGCATTATACCATACCCTCGGCGGATGTCAAGAGCGTATTCTAACTCTGGCGGGCAGGCTTCGCCGAGGACAGTAGTAAAAGATGTAAAAGCTGGATTTTCTGATTTGTGGGGGGCAACAAATAAGAGGGACCCAACCGACTCCCCCGCCCCCAAAGGTCGTACCCGCCCCGCAACCGAACAAACTCCGAACGCATCGGCTTTGGCATGGGGTTTGCTACGCCCGCGTATTCCGCCCTACGCTGGACGCACGCCCACAACGTCCGCAATAACGGCGTACATACGAAACAACGCATAGTCCGATCGAGAATCGCACTATTGGAAGTAACGCATAGTCTGATTCGCAATCGCACTATGCAAAGAAACGCATAGTCGGATTGTGAATCGGGGGGCCGGGGGTGGTGTCGATTCAGGAATCGGGGGTTTGTGGGCCCTTCGACCGCCCCGCAATTCTCCCGGCCCGCAACCCCCAGCTCAACAATCATCCCATGGTCGAATCCGCCCTAACCTTTGCAATATCAGTACCTTACGCATAGGTCCCTAAACTTCCCAAGCTGCTAACTGGTCCCATGTGCGATTCATTTTTTTGATCGTTCGTACTCTAACTATCATTTTTTCTGTCGGCCCATGCGATCAGTGTGGAACATGGGAAGTTTAGGGACCAAAACTCAAACCCCTTGCCGTTAAACTACTTACGGCAATTTTGAGCATAGGATATTTAGCGGCCGATTTTTGACTAGTTAACCCTTGACAGAGTGCGATCGACAAAGCATACTTAGGGCGAATCGCCCAACCCCCTTTTCACGGAGAATCGACCATGCACAGCTACCGAATCATCATCGGCATCGGCTACGATGCAAACGGGAATGCTATCGCCCCCGCCCAACAGAGGCCGACAATCCAACGCATTCTCAGGAATGCGGCCCGTCAATTCGGCGGATTCACGCTAACCCACACGCAAGGCGGTTGGATTGACGATGCTGGCCGCCTTGTCACTGAGCCCGGCGTCACAATCGACATTGTTGTTGATAAGCGTTGCGGGGCGTTCGCTAACTCGGAGGACGGCGACCCTGCGACCGAAGTAGGGCAATTCGCCAAGAGGGCCGGTGGTATGCTGGGGCAGCAAAGCGTTGTTGTCCAGTATCCCAACGGAACCGCCGACATTCTGACTTGTGGTTGATACGCCCCGCCCCCGGTGCCGTGCCTTAGCGGGTGCGGCGTCGATTCATCGGCCGTCGTGGTCGGCAACGCACTGTAACCGAAAGGCAAGCCATGAGACACAAGCCCCGCATCCTCGGCTATCGAGCGATCCGTCCTGACGGCTCGACTGCTCGCACCGATAGCCGTATCGCCGCTGAACAGGCGGCCGGACCGTCTGGCCGTGTCGTGCGGATCAAGCGGAACCACAACGGCACCCGGTTTGAGACTCCCGTTGACCGCTACCCCGCTGCCGACTGACTCCGCCGCCGACGCCACGCCCTAACGGGTGCGGCGTCATTTTCGCCCGCACACCGGAGGACCAACCGTGCCGAATCAGAAGAAACCACGTCTCGCGTCTGTGAGCACCCTTGTACGCCTTGCCGAACAAGGCGAAGCGGGGCGATTCTGGTATGATGAAGCCCGCGAACAAGTCGACCGAGGATCGGTTTTGTTGAACATCGCACCCCGGCGGTTCGCCGATCTGCTCGCGTTGTTCTCGCCCCGTGTAGCAGTGAAGCGTAGCATCCGCTTTGCCGTCCGCTATGCCGAAACCGGCGAATACGCGGCCGATGTGATGCGGAGCGTTCGGGCGTCTGTTGACCACTACGAACAGACCGGCGAGATTCGAGGACCGAAGACCCGACCGTTTGCTGATGCGTTGCGGGGCGATGGTTCGGCAATCGTGCTGGACGTTTGGATGGCGGTAGCGTTTGGCGTCGACCAACGAGCATTTAATCGCGTCGGCGTACACGCCGAATGCACAAGGCGGATTCGGATTGCCGCAAAGCGGCTCGGTTGGACACCGGCCGAAACACAAGCGGCCATGTGGTACGCGACCGTTCGCAATGCTGGACGTTCGCCCGGTCGGCTCCACATTGTTCGAGATTCGCTATTCGGGGCGGAATTGGAGATTGCGGCATGATCGAGTATATCGCGTCTAACCCGTTTTCAACCGTCGGTTTGATCGCCTATGCGGTCGGCCTCATCTATGTCACTGTGAAAGGCATGAAGAATGGATAGCTTGAATTGTTGGATTGATCGGGCCGGAAACGTTAGGGCGGTAGCGAGTAGCCGCCACGCCCCGGAGAAGAAGAAAGGCGATTGCATCCGGGTTTCAACGCCCGAACGTCGCCGGACATGGCTAGGTATCGAAACCGTGGGCAAGACGACGCCCGACGCCAAAGCCGCCGCAAAGCGTATCATACGCGAGGCGAGGCGACAGGGTTTCGATATCATCGCCAGCATCGACGGCCGGACCGTTGAATGCTTCCAGCACGATCGGCCCACCGAGTTAAACCGGATGTTGTCCTAACCCTTTTTTGGAGTATTGACCATGACAGACCACCTATTCGGCGTAACAACGCAAGACACAACACATGGCCCTCCGTGGCGTGGTCGGGCGAAGCTGCCCGCCGGTAGCTTCGTAGTCGTCGAATATGCGACGAACCAGCCAGACGACGGGCCAGTCCAGTATTGGCTCGTTCGCGTTCACGCCATCCCACCGGAGCAGCTTAGCGAAGTCGACCTAGACCGGCTCCAGTCGTTCGTCGGTGGCCTTGGTGTCGGCCTTGGCTGTGACGATATCCGCATTTGCCGCAGGATCGACTAACCCAATCGGAGCATTACTATGTTAGAATTGCAGACCAGAACAGAGATTGTTGAAGAATGGGCAGAACGTCGGGGCGACATTATCGCGACGGCCCACGGCAGCCGTGAAAGCATCGTGCTGTTGTCGCGGCCGTTCCACCTTCCGCCCCGACCGGATGACGCGGGGTTGCTTGTCACTACTGGCTATACGCTGACCGTTGAAAACGGGGCGGTGGTGAGCAGTCAATTTCGCCCCTTGGCTATGAGTTATCGGCCGACCAACGCCGAGATTCGCCAGACCTACGCCGAAGCGTTGCGGTGGTTCAGCAAAGCGGCTCAAAAAATCTTCAAGGTTTGAATTGACAAGCCCCCAGCCGTGTTGTATGTTGTGAGTGAATCGGAAACGAACCGTTTAACCCGCCCCCAAACTTACTTTGGAGTATCAACCATGGGCAGAGGCGTAAGCGTACCACCCGGAGCCGTCGCGACCGTCTACCTTGACGTTCTCGACATCGAAGATGAATGGCAATTCGAGGATTTACGAAAAGACATACAAGTCCTCATCCGCGACCACTACCCCAGCTTTGACGACTGCGAACAGCGGGTCGACCGCGAGGGGCAGGCCATCCTCGAAAACGATCATGCCTACGTCGTGCTGGCCGAATACTGCGGCTGTGCGTCCGTGTCACTGGCCCCCAAAGACGACCGCTACGACGGGCGGTTTCCCGCCTTAGCTGAGGCATGGGGCTATCAGATCGCCGACAGGTGGCGGCGTCTGCTACAAGATGCGTTCCCCGGACAAGCCATGGTTCGGGTGGGCGGAATGAGCAATGGTACCAGCGTCTACCGCAAGGTCTCGGCTTGACGTCCATTACCGCCCCCTGCGGGGGGCGAGAATAGACGCCAACCCCCCGCTTTGGAGATTCTACGATGGGACGTACCCTGCTAACCGAACGTGAAGACCTGCAATGGCTCCGGGAAGTCCACCTGCCTGACGTGCCGATCGAGGACTACGCTGCCGCCCTGTTGATCGGCAACGAAGACAGTCCGGAGCAGATCGAATTATATCGGTCCGCCGCGACGCATTGGGCGTCACTGCCCGACCGATCCTACGCCGTCGACGCCGACGGCACCTATACGCGAGAATAAACGCCAGCCCCCCAAACCCCAAAGGATCGACCATGACGAAGAAGCATTACGCCATCATCGCCGAAGCTCTGCGAATCAGCAAGCCCCGGCGGTCGCAGACCGACGACATCGGGGACGCCCAGCGGCGGACGTGGGACCGCACCATCGAGAACGTGGCCGCTGAATTGCGACGCACCAACCCCCGGTTTGACGCTGAACGCTTCCGCAGGGCTTGCGGATACTACGACTGACTCCCCTCGCCTGCCCCGGAAACGGGACCGGCGGGCTTCTCTGGCCGCGTTGGCCAGTAATCTGCATCCCTTGATTGGAATATCAACGATGGCGGACTACGCGAACATTTATCGGCAGACCAGCCACGACGAAGAACCCGACGTGTCATCCCTCGACGTGCCGACCGAGCCGGGCCAGCCCGTTGCAGTGGTGGGCGTCCTGCCCCACAGGGCGGCGGTCTGGCCCCGAACCGCAGAGGACGCCCGCAAGCTGCGGGATTGGGCCGAAGCATGGAGGAAGCAGCTTACCGGGGGCGAGCGATGAAGTGGAATGACTGGATGGCCGAAGTAGCGGGGCGGCTGACCCGCGAGCACAACATCAGCCCCGGATATGTTCGGCCGACTCCGACGTGGCGGCGGATGTTCCGGCAAGGAATCGCCCCGGCCGAAGCCGCCGACCGCCTCGCAGAAAAATTGCGGGCCTGACTTGACAGCCCCTGATCCATGGTGTACGTTTACACCAGAATCGAGCCCACCCCCGACCCGGAGGTTTGACCATGGCGGAGTATGCAATCGACGTAACAATTCGAGCGACCGTCACCATCGAGGCCACGAATCGCGAGGAAGCAGAAGAACGGGCGAATAAGCTGGCCGCCCTGTGCCTCGACGATCGGCGGAAGGGGCAGCGGAACGCCGTCCTCGCCAACCTCGGCGACAAGGTTTGTGCGGCCGACGTGGACGTGGCGGAGAAGCCGGACGGCTCCGGCGGCTGTGATAAGCCCGTTGAGCAGTGGACCGTCGATGAGTGCTGCGACTGGCTCCGCGACCACGGCGAGACCGACTCCGCTGGCGACCCCAACATCCCGTCGCATGACGTGGAAGACTGGCGAGAAGCCGTCCGGTTGACGATGACTGGCGGCTGACCCCCCAATCCATCGACGCCACGCCCTAACGGGTGCGGCGTCGATTCGTCGGTCACGTTGACCACACTACCGCAATCGAAAGGAGCAATTATGGACACCCGTATCGCCAAGGCCGCCGACACCTACGCCAAGGCCGCCGACACCTACGCCAAGGTTGCCGACGCCTCCACCGACGCCGCCAAGGTCGTCGACGCCTACGCCAAGGTCGCCGACGCCTACGCCAAGGCCGCCGACACCTACGCCATGGCCGCCGACGCCGCCGCCAAGGCCGCCTTCGCCGACGCCGACGCCGCCAAGGTTGCCGACGCCAACGCCGCCAAGGCCGACGCCGCCGCCTACGCCAGAGCCGCCTACGCCGACGCCAAGGTTGCCGGACGCCGGAATGGCGGCTAACCCCCCAACCCCCGGAGACCCGAACATGGCCCCAAAGAAGAAGAAGAAGAACCCCGGACCGCCCCGACACCTGAAAGCCAAACACAGGTGGAAAGAGCAGTGGCTTAACGAAGCCATGGTCCATGTTCGGCGTCACTTCACCGCCGTCGGTTACGACGTGCCGGAGCACGTTCGGATCAGCACCGGCTGGCCAAGCCAAGGGGGCACGTCGAAGAAGTCCCGGCGTATCGGCGAGACGTGGACGCCGAAGTGCTCTGCCGATGGTGTCCACGAAATCATCATCAGCTTGTACCTCGACGACCCCGAGGAAGTGGTGGCGGTGCTGATTCACGAAGTCGCCCACACCGTCGTCGGCGTTGAGCACGGCCACCGCAAACCCTTTGCTGAATGTGCGGCAGCGGTCGGCCTCGTGAAGCCGTGGACCTCAACCTCACCATCCGAGGGGTTGAAGCTGACCCTCGCTGAATGGGCCAAAGACCTCGGACAGTACCCTCACGCCAAGCTTGACGGCGGCAGCGACACGAAGAAGCAGGGCACCCGCTTGCTCAAAATGGAGTGCGAGCGTTGCGGCTGCGTCATCCGTACAACGGCGAAGTGGATCGACGAGTATGGCGACGAATGGCCGTGCCCCTGTTCGGGCACGCTGACAGCAGACTAACCACGCCTCGTATATTCAGCAACGGGCGACCTTGACATCCGTTGCGGGTGTGGTATAGTAGAGCATCGAACCCCAACCCCGGAGACCCGAACATGGCCAGACACCGCAACAACAAACCGAGATTCAGCCCCGGCCCCAAGCCGGGCACTGACCGAGGGGGGCGGCGGCACAAACGCCGCAACCCTGCTGAACAGAAGCACGCTAAGAACGTGTGGATTCCCCGGGAAGACTGGGTTGCCTCGTTGGCGGCCCAGCGGACCCCTGAATTGGAGACCCAAGCATGAATGCCCACGTCAGGGCCGCCAAAAACACCTACGCCAAGGCCGCCGACACCTACGCCATGGCCGCCGACGCCGCTCGGGCCGCCGCCTACGCCACCGCAGCAACACCGCACACCCAGACGGAGACCCAAGCATGAACGACTACTACACCGGCACCCGCTACGACGTGGCCGAAACTCTGGCGATCGAGAACGCCCGCAAGGAAAACCCCGACACTTCCCAACGGGGGCTGGCCCGGCTTCTGTATTTCAAATACCACCCCAACCAGCCGGGGCACGCCTTACGCCACAGACCAATAGGTTCGATCTACGCCGCCATCCGCCGGCACGATGCCGCCCGTAGGGGCCAGTCTGTCTAATCGGAACATGCCATGGGAACCTTCGACACCGTAGACGACCAAGACGGGCTGGTTAGCTTCGACCCCCCGGACGTGGACCTTGGCTCCCTGCTCCACATGGATGAGCCGCGACCGTTCGAGGCCCCGGCCCACTTTGACCCGAACGAGTATAACGCCGAGTACGGCGACGATCCCGGCGACTACGAGGACAGCGAATAGTGGCAACAGTAGCGGACCAGAAAGGTCGGGCCACGCCGATCCATATTCAGTGCTCCAAGTGTGGGCGGACATACGAGGCCCCAATCCGAGCAACCAACGACCGCGAGGAAAACGACCGTCGGTTCGGGGCCTTGCTCGCTGGAGCGGGGTGGGCTGGCGATTACCTCAACCCCCTCGGTAAGCCGTTGATCTGCCATCGTTGCAAGCACAAGCCGCCTCACAAGACGTTCAAGGTGGTGGACCCCCGCGATCCGAAGACGTGGGGCAAGTAATCCCGAAGGGGTGTTTAAACATGGGAACGCGATCGAAGATGGGGTCAAGTTGTCGCTGCACGGTCCGTGGCCAAACTGGCTCCGAGACGATCCGAGAGGCCCTCGAAATCCTCGACCGCAGCAGGCCGAGCAACCATGCAGACCGCCGCCGGGCTAAGGCAACCATGCGACGGGTCACAAAACGAATCCGGAGACGGGTCAAACCCGCCGATCGAAACGCGGTTCAGCGGCGGCTCGTGGCGATTGGGGGTGCCGTATGAACCAGTGGCCGGTTCGGGAAATCTGGTCCGGCGAGGACCCGTCGACCGACGTGCCGGTGGAAGTGGACTACTGGTTCATCCCCGGCGAGTCGCCGCACACCGGCCCCGGCCCCGGCCTCGACGACGACTACCCCGGCAGCCCGGACGAGGTTCAGATCAACACGGTTTTCCCGTCCCTCGACTGCCACCCTGATTACGATGAAGACAGACTGGTCCAGTGCATCCTTGAAGCCCGCTCATAAGGAGAATCGCATGTTAGTACGAGGCGTTCCCACTTACACGTTCCGAGGCCCTGTCAAGACGGGCTGCAAGCAGACTCACGTTGCGTGCGTCTACTACGGCATCGAAACCGCTGGCGACGACGGCCCGAGCATCGAGCCGATCAGTGTCGTACCCCCCGTGGTCGCCCTCGACGACCCCCACCTGATCGAAGCGATCCGCAAGGAGTGGCAGGAGGCCGGAGCTTTGGCTTGACATCCGCCGCAGGTGTGGTATAGTACCACCCAGCACGGGGCCGGTCGGGGAAACCCGGCCAGTCCTTTTTAGAATCGGAAACCCGGAGACCCGACCATGGCAAACTACAAGGTTCGATCGTCACGATTGGGCGATGGCCGATATGAGTTCACCTATGGTAGAGGTGATAACAAGTTGGCGGCCGTCGCATGGAACAACGAAGTCGCTGGGGGTTGGCAGGTCGACGGCAATGGGGCGGCCTCGGTCAACAAGAACGGCCCGTATCGCACGAAGAAGGACCTCAAGGAAGCGTGGGCGGCGTGGGCGGAAAAGGTATACGATTCGGACGCAGCACAATCGCCGGGGCCGACAACGGCCGGGCAGCCCTCCGAATCGACGCCCACGCCGTCCGCTCGCAAGGGGCCGCCGCCCCACAAGCCGAGTCTCAGGCAGAAGGGCCCGCCCCCCAAGCAAAGCCGTAAGGGGCCGCCTGAGCGGCCGAAGCCCCGGCCGGTTGAGCAGGGCGACGCAGCCAGCCCGTTCGACATCCGGTTCCGGCACCCCTCAGACCATGAGAACCTTGATCTGCGACAGCAGATCACGCCGCTTGGGGCCGTTGTCCACATCGTCGACGCCTTGGACAAGGCCAACCTCCAGCATGTTGTGCTCGACGCCATCCGGCGAGAGTGCAAGGACCTAATTGCTCGTGAAGCCCCCGATCTCAATTTGGAGAATCTCCATGGCTCAGTCTCAAAACAAGCTTCCGCATCTGAGGAACCGAAACAACGGCCCCAAGGACTCGACCGAGAAGCCCTTAACGCCGCCCTCAGACGGGGGGCAGACATCGACCCAACCGACATCCCATTCTGAGCAGGCACCGGCGATCCCCCCGGATCAGGTACGGAAGCTGTCGGGCCGAGTCCGCAGGGCGATTCATAACATCAGCCAGCAGTGCCCGACTCGACTGCGGGCCATCATCGACCGTTACCCCGACTTGCTCGCCGCCCCGATGGCGGAGAGAGGCGATGTCGGTCTGCCCCGGCCTTTGCGACGCCACCCTCGGAACACGGAACGGAGCACCTCAGGCATCAGGGGCGATGTGCTTTGTTTCCACATCGGCAACGCCGTGCTGGCCATACAGCGGGCTCGGCAAGGGCACGAGGCCCCGAAGCTGGAAACCCGCGTCAAGATGCTCGATGACATCGCTGAGTACGGCCCCGGCAACTTTCGCGTCTACGGAAGCGAAGCCCACGGCTATACGCTCGTTCACGGGGAGACGTTCCGGCAGCTTCGGGAAGCTGGGAAGGGCGGCGAATAATGACCTACGATCCTCGGCGATGTCGTAAACCGGAGGACTTCATGGCGCCCGAAGAAGAAGACGTGGCCGCTGCCCTGCGGGAATACACAACCGACCCCGACGTTGTGACGCCGCGAGACTTCGTGCCAACCCATATGTTGTACCAACTGTACCGCGACTATGTAGCCCGGTACGCCTCTGACCCGGACGCCCCCAAACCCCTCAACAATAGGTCATTTGGGGCCGCCCTGATTCGAGTGTTCCCCGACCTTGACGAAAAAGACCCGGAAACCCGCTGTAACCCCAACCGGGTACGGCGAATCTACAACGGGAAACAGTGCTGGGGCTACATGGGGATCAAGGGGCCGCTAAGCATCAAGAGCCACCCCGGCCCCGGCCGACCGAGAATAAAGGATGTCGATGAGTCCGCCGATGAAACCGACTAAGCCCGCACCGCCGCCGCCAAAGCTGCCGGGGAGGATGCGGACGACGCCTCGGTGTGAACGGGCAACAGGGGTGGCCAAGCATCTGCGGTATAGTGTGCCGGTTCGGTCGCAGTATGACCCGGAGTGGCGGGCAACCCTGCGGGATGCCGGATACCCCACGATTGTCGTTGTCCTCGACTTCGAGACCTACTTCGATGCCGAGTATTCGATGCGGGGCGACAAGCTCAGCACCATCGAATACATCATGGACGAACGCTTCGAGGTTCTCGGTCTGTCTGTGCTGGGGATGGCCCAACCTTTCGATAACTACGGGGGACGGACCCATTTCTGGTCCGGAGAACAGGGTGCGGCGTCAATCCTCGCCCACTTGCAACGGGAGTACGGCCAGAACCTCGAAAACTGCACGATCGTCGCCCAGAACGCCGTCTTTGACACGGCGATCCTCGCCTACCGCTACAACATCCGCCCGCCGTACATCGTCGATATCCTCGGCCTTGCCCGGCACTGGAACAGCCGGGCGAAGAATGACCTCGAACACCTGTGCCGCCGGTTCGACCTGCCCGCCAAGGGAGAGACCACGGACTTCAAGGGCGTCACGTTTCGCAAGCGGCTCAAGAAGCCCAAGACGAGGAAGAAGGGGCCGAAGCTCCCCCAGCAGACGCCACGGATCACCGACGAGCAGCTTGTCGCCCTGCGGGACTACGCCAACAACGACGTGAAACGTGAGTGGGAGTTGTTCACCCTCCTCATGCCGAAGCTGTCGTGCCCGTCGACCGAACTCCGCATCCTCCAACACACCCTCGACCTATTCCTGCACCCGGCCCTCGACGTGGACCTGCGGCGGGGGGAGAAGCTCATCGGGGAGATGGACGCCGAGATCGACCAGACAGTTAACCGCCTAAACACTGTCCGTGCCGGGCTGAGGTTAGAGCCCGCGACGAGGAAAGACATAGCAGGCGGTAACAGCTTCGAGGCCCTGCTCTATGATGCCCTTGTGGTCGCGGGCGACGACCCGGCCCGATACGCCAAGGGCACCAAGCAGAAGAATAAAGAGTGGATGTTCGCCATTGCCAAGGACGACCCGCAGCGGGAGTGGCTTGAGCAGCACGAGGACGAGCACGTCCGCCTCCTGATCGAAGCCCGCAACGCCGCGAAGTCATGGCCCCTGCATATGAAGCGGGTCCGCCGCATCATCAATCAGGGAGTGGCGAGCGGACGTGGCCTGCCCGTGTCGTTGAAATACCACGGGGCCCATACCGGCCGCTGGAGCGGTGGCGAGAAGATCAACCTCCAGAACCTCGGTAGCAGGGGTCACGAGCTAGTCAACGCTGTCCGTGAACTCCTGATCGCCAAGCCCGGCCAAGAGCTTGTGATCGCTGACGCCAGCCAGATTGAGGCTCGGGTCTTGGCGTGGATCGCTGGCCAGTGGGACTTGGTGGAGAAGTTCGCAAACGGCGAAGAAATCTACTGCGGGTTCGCTGAGCGGGTGCTCGGGTATCCGGTCCGCAAGCCCAAGGCCGAGGGCGGTATCCCTGCCATCGAGAAGCGGATGAAGTGGGCTCGTAATAGTGTCGGCAAGGTGGGCGTCCTCGGTTGCGGCTACGGCATGGGGTCAACAAAGGCGGTCGGCTACGCCAAGGGGGCGATCGACTTCGAGACGGCTGAGCGGCTGGTCAAGACCTACCGCGAGGAGAACGACAAGATTGTGCAGTTCTGGCGGGGTGTCGAGCGGGCGTTTATCTATACCGCCAAGTATGGGGAGCCCTGCGAAATGCCCCGGGGGCTGCGGTTCGATCAGACGCCGGACTGCGATGTCATCATCACTTTGCCCAACGGCCGGGAGTTGAAGTACCATCAGGTCAAGATCGAGCCGGACCAGTACGGCGACTCGATCAAGGTCTGGAACGATCTGGAGAAAAGCAGCGTCCATGTGTGGGGCGGCTACCTCACCGAGAACGTCGTGCAGGCCATCAGCCGCGATCTTCTCTGGGCTGCAATCCAGCGGCTTGAGGACGAGGGGCACCGCGTCGCCCTGCACGTCCACGACGAGCTTATCATCACCACGCCCAAGGGCACCGGGCAGAGGGTGCTCAACCGGGCCATTGCTGCCTTGGGCACCCGGCCCGCGTGGGCGGCCGATTGCCCCCTCGCCGCCGAGGGCGTGGTAACTGAGCGATACGGAGGTCACTAATGCCGTCCGTCTTCGACCTAACAGACCGGCAATGGACGCAGGTACGGGCCGCCTTGGCGTTTTGGCGTGAGGTTGCCGAGCACAGTAAGCAGCATCCGTCTCGGCACCCCGGCGTCGAGGAGATGTTTAGACAATATGGCCCGATGAGTCTGGACGAGATCGACGAACTGCTGGAGGGCACCCCCGCACACCTTCTCGTCTCAGCCCGGCAACTAGCAAACCTGTACGGAATCAAGCGGAACAAGAAGTGGCTGGACAATCTGCTCCGCAAACACGGGATCGAGTCGGAGACCAACTGCGGCCGAGTCAGGCTGTTCCGGGTCGACAAGCTCGGCCCACTACTGGATGAGTTTGAAAGACGTGGCATTACTCCCAAGCAAAAACTATAACTTCTACGCCGGCATCGACCCCGGATTCCGGGGGGCGGTCGGCGTTATCAACGCTGCGGGGACGACGGTGAAGGTATGGGACATGCCCATGACCACGGCCGACAAGGACCGCCAGAAGGAGATCGACCTCGATGGACTGCGAGAGGTATTTCAAGAACTTCGGCTCCGCCCTGATTTGGTGCTGGGGGTCGAGTGGCCATCTACCCGCCCCGGCGAGGGTGCGGAGCGGAGCGAGCGGTTTGGACGTGGCAAGGGCTACCTTCACGCCTACGCCCACCTGCTCGGGCTCGACTACTACCTGCTGGTGCCGAATCTCTGGAAGGGCAGACTTGGCCTCCCGGGAAAGACGGACCCGGAGGCCAACGCAAAGGCTGCCCGTCTGTTCGACACCTACTATCCCGACCACACGAACCTGATTCGGGGGCCCCGGGGCGGCATCAGGGACGGACGGGCCGACGCCCTGCTGATTGCCCATTTCCTCCGGGCAAGGTCGACCGCAGGGATGCGGGGCGTGGTGGAGCGATTCGGCAAGGATAGCGACGAGGCATGGGCCCTCGCGTTCGGCAGCGGCCGACGACGCCGGGGAGGGAATCCCGGTTTACAGATTTGACGATCCAGAATTGTGTGGTATAATACCCTCCTGAGACCCGGAGACAGACCATGACTGACCGCAATCCTGAGACCTTCCATCTGTCCGCCTCGGCCATCGCCTCGTTCAAGGCGTGCCCCACTCGCTTCCGGCTCCAGTACCGCGAGGGGCTGCGGCCAGCCGAGGACACCGATTCCCTGCGGATGGGGACCAACTGGCACGCTCTGCATGAGGTCTACCAGAACGCCTATTCGGCCTACGACAGCGAACAGGGCGACCCCCACGAGGCCGCTTTCGCCGCCGCTGTCGGGCACTTGAACGACCGATACGAGCAGGTGCCTGCCACGAAGACACCCGAAGAGTGGGAGTGCGAGCGACAGCAACTCCTCGTGTCGTTCGTCGGCTACCTCTGGTACTGGCAGAACGACCCGCTCGAAGTGCTCGCCTCCGAGGTCGAGTTCGCCCTGCCGCTGCACGCCCCCCGGACCGGCCTGCCGCTTCCGCTCCGGGACGTTGTTCGGCTCGGCAAGATCGACCATGTAGTTCGTTGGCATGGCATGGTCGGCAACGTGGAGCGGAAGTCGACGAGCCGGAACATCGAGCCCGGTAGCGACTTCTGGGAGCGGGCCCAGAAGGACACGCAGGTCAGCATGTACGCCCTCGCGTTTCACGATATGCGAGAACACGGGCTGGAGAACTACGGCATCGGGGGCGTCCGTAACGACGAGCGGATCGGCGGCACGCTCTACGACGTGTGGCGGAAGCCGACCATCAACCCAGCCAAGTTATCGCAGAAGGACACCGCCGCCCTGATCGAAACCGGCGAATATCGCGGCGTCGAGTTCGAGGTCAAGGTCGGGCCTGATGACCCCGAGAATCCGGAGGGTGGTGTGCGGGTTACGGTCGATGACACCGAAGCCGAGGTCACTCTCTGCAAGAAGGGCTTTACGATCAGGGAGACGCCCGAGATGTACGGGGCTCGGCTGCTGGCCGACATCTACGAGCGGCCCGATTACTACTTCCAGCGGCAGGAAATCGCCCGGACGGACCGAGACCTCGCCCGGTTTCGCGTGGAACTGTTCAACATCTACCAAGCCCAGCGGCAGTTTGCGAAGACTGGCTGCTGGTATGAGAACGAGCAGCAATGCCGGGCCACGTTCCCCTGCCCGTTCATCCCAATCTGCTACGGCCCCGGTGCCGACGCCGTGTGTGACGGCGAGACCATGCCCGATAACTTCAAACGCATTTTCACGAGTCCGGCCGAAGGAGCCAAAGAATGATCCGCAAAGTCTATGTCGTCAAGTTCCGGGGCGGGGTGGTCGCCCGTGTCTGTGCGAACAGCCAAGCGGAGGTGCGGACGCTGATCGAGGGGTGTTCCCTCGGTCCCGATGTCGACGATATCGAATCCATCTGCCTTGACAACACTGATCTGTTCCTCAACTTCAAGGAGAGCACCGATGGCGAGTAAACCGCCCACGAAGCCCGCAGCCGCCGCAGGAGGCCCCCCAGCCCCTCCCAAGGCTCCACCGAAGCCGTCGCCGAAGAAGCCGGGAGGCCGCTCTGAGCGGGCCGCAAAGAGCTTTTCGGTCGCCCCCCTCAGCGGCGACGGGGAGGGCGAGAAGATTCTGATCTACGGCAAGTCCGGCATGGGCAAGACCAGCCTCGCCGCTCAGGTCGACGGGGCCGTCTTCATCCCGCTTGACGACGGGGCCCGAAAGGTCTACAACCCCAATACGGGCAAACCCGTACACGCCATCGCTGGTGTCGAGGACTGGCAAGACCTGCGGGACGCCACCCAGCAGGCCGCCCAGATCGTCCCGGGCGGCGGCACCCTCGTCATCGACACCGCGACCCGGGCCCAGCCCCTCGCTGAGCAGTGGGTCATCGAGAACGTCAAGCTGGAGAAGGGCGGTCAGGCCAAGAACCTCGAAGCGTTCGGGTTCGGCAAGGGCTACCGCCATGTTCTCGATCAGTTCCGTCTCTGGTTGACCGACCTCGACGCCGTGGTCCGCTCTGGCCGGAACGTCGTGCTGGTCTGCCAGTTGGATCAGACGATCGTCGCGAACCCCGAGGGGGCTGACTACTACTGCGACGTGCCGAAGCTGACCGAGAACAAGCAGGGCCCGGTCCGCAGCGAGGTCTGTGAGTGGACAGACCAGATCATGCGGATCGGCTACCTCAACTTCGAGGTCCAGAAGGATTCGGACGACTCGAAGGCAGGCAAGGTCAGCGGCGACGCTGAAAGGGCCATCTTCACGGGCGGGGCCCAGCACTACCTTGCCAAGTCACGCCCGATCAACGGCCACCGGCTTCCGCCGATTGTCTCGTTCGAGTCTGAGGCGGACTCGTCCGTGTGGCAATACATCCTCCATGGCTACGTTGCCTCGGAGTCCGCGTAACCCCGCATCAGGAGACCCGTATGCAGCCCCGTAACACCCTTGTCACCGTCGCCCCCATCGAACAAGCCGAGAAGAAGGTCGGTGACATCGTGCTGCCCGGCACGAGCAGCCAGCAATACCGCCAGTGCGAAGTGCTGGATGTCGGCCCCGGAATGGCCACGCGAAAAGACGAACTGAGCACCTGCCGTGACCTGCGGCGGGGCCAACTCGTCCTCGTCCAGACCCACTCCCAACGTCGGCTGTCGCAGGATGCGGTCGGGCTGGAGCCGATCGGCCTCGAATACCGGACCGATGATGGCCGCGATGTCGTCCTCGTGGACCAGTCGCAGATCGTCGCCATTCTCAAGAAGCCGGCCGGGGCCTTGTGCCGAAACCGTGGCGAGGCCCTTCTCACCGGAAGCGACTGAATCCGCACGGACACTAGCCGCAACTGATACCATTTAGACCCTTTACCACGGAGACTCGAACATGGCAAAGATCGACACCGCAGGAACGTACCGGGGCACCGTCGTCGGACACGGGCTCGGCACTACGAAGAAGGGCTACCCGCAGGTGGTGGCCCGGTTTAAGGCGACCGAGAAATACATCGAGGAGAAGGCCGACCTCGATCACTTCGTCAGCCAAGGGACCATCGAAGACGCGACCCCGCAGTGGGTCGACTGGTCTGCGTTCGGCGAGGAGATCGTGGCCTTTCTCGTGCTGTTCAACGACGCCGACGTGTTCGACGAGAACAGCCAACTGATGAACTACGAGCAACTCCAGCTTGCCTTTGGCTGGGACGGCACCGAGTTTGACAGCCTCAACAACGACACCTACGCCGACAAGCTCATCCTGTTCCGCGTCGAAGAAGACGAGTACGAAGGCAGGGTGCAGATGAAGGTGAATTGGGTCGACGACCCCGAAGCGTCCCCGGCCCGCGAACTCAAGAAGCTCGACGACAGCAAGGTCAAGGACCTGAGCAGCAAGCTCAAGGTCAGCAAGTCCAAGCCGGCCAAGCCCGCGACTCCGGCGAAGCCCGTCCCGGCCTCGGAGAAGCCCGCCAGCCCCCCGAGCAAGCCCAAGGCCGAGCCCAAGGCCGAGCCCAAGGCCGAGCCCAAGGCCGAGCCCAAGGCCGAGCCCGAGGCCGAGCCCAAGGCCGAGCCCGAGCCCGAGACCGAGGCCGGGGGCTGCACGAAGATCGAGGCGTGGGACCACGTCTGCGACAACAAGGGCGACTCCTCCGACAGCGACGTGGAGGAAGCGTGGATCACGGCCTGCAACGCAGTCGGCGGTGACACCGACGAGGACGACTTCACCGAGGAGATGTGGGCGTCCGTCCGCGACCACGCAATGCAGAACCTCGCCTGAGCGTGTTACCCCCACGCTCGGACACCCCCTGTGCGGTCGGGGAGACCTGATCGCACGGTTTTCAAGGCGAGGTTTGAATGTCCAAGAAGCTAGAGAAACATCTGGCCAAGTATCAGGGTAATGCTTGGCGGGTTATGCTCGGCTCTTTGGCCGCCGACCTTGGGGTCTCACGGGACTCGTTGGAGCGGCTGGAGTTGGGGTGGGCCCCCGTCGTTCAGTTCAAGAGGGGGCCCAACTTTCAAGGCTGGTGGGCGATCCCTGAGCGGGACGCCGCAGCCAACCCGGTCGGCCTCAGTCTCCGAGGCCAATCTGGGTTCAAATGTATGTTCCCCGGGTCGAACCACGGCCTCGTCTACGAGGTCAACCCCGGTCACGAGCGGGGGCAGTCCGCGTACATGCACGGGGCCCATAATTGGGTCCGGTTATACGACGCCGGGGTGGATTGCCCGGTCTGCGGGAAGCCGGACGGGTGCCTCGTCTCGGCCGAAGACCCGAACGACCCCAAGGCTGTCGTCTGTATTCGGACGAAAGAGGGGGCCTCCAAGCCGATGAAGTTCGGCTACCTGCACATTCGCAAGGGTGAGGGGCGGGTAGCCGGGGCGTCGCCTCTGCCCCCGAGCGATGACCCGGTGATCGTGGTCGAGGGCATGACCGATACCGCTGCGGCCATGGACCTCGGCTTCGTGGCGGTCGGTCGGCCGAGTAACAAGGCGGGGTTGGGGGTCCTCAAGGACCTCGTTCGCGGGCGAGACGTGATCGTGGTCGGCGAGAACGACGAGGCCGGGGTCGAGGGCATGGTCGCCGCCTACCAGACCCTCAAGGACGGTGCTAAGAGTGTTCAGCAAGTCCTGCCGCCCGAGCACCTGAAAGACTTGCGACAGTGGAAGAACCGAGGAGAGCTAACCCACGACGGCCTCCTGAAGTACGTCGAAGACTACGGCCGGGAGCCCGAGGAACTCAAGGTGTTCCCGGACAGCAAACCGCTCACACTGGCCAAGGCGTTTCTCGATGCGAAGTTCCGTCTAAACGGACGATATACGCTGCGGTACGACCGGGGGTACTGGTTCCGGTGGACCGGCGTGAAGTACGAACGGGTCGACGAAAAGGTGGCAATCCACGGACCCCTCTACGGATGGGCCGACGACAAATACACAATCCGCCACACGTCCAACGGAGAGGAAACGATCGAGCCGGTGACGTGTGGCCTGACGATGGTGAACAACATCCTCAGTGCAATGCTAAACCCCTGCCCCATCCCAGAGAAAGGGGCCCCTTGTTGGCTCAACGGAGCCGTCGGGCCCGACCCCTCCGACCTGATTGTGTTCGAGAACGGCATCCTCTGGGTCAGCCGCTACCTCGAAGGGGCCCCGGAAAACGAGTATCTGCTTCCGCTCACACCGGACTACTTTACCACCTTTGCTCTGCCGTTCGCGTTCGACTCCACTGCTCATTGTCGCCGCTGGCGTAAGCTGTGCAAAGAGAACCTCGCCGCCGACGCCGACAAGATCGCAATGTGGCAAGAGTGGTGCGGGCTCAATCTCACGCCCGATACCAAGTATCAGAAGCTCCTGCTCATGCGAGGCCCGGCCGGGGCGGGTAAGTCGCTCATGGCGAACATGCTCGGTAAGCTCGTAGGCGAGGATCAGTGGGTAGCCCCGAAGTTCGCGGACTTGACCAGCGAATACGGCCTCCACACCCTCGTCGGATCGCAGGTCGCCATCATGGACGAGGCCAAGATTCCCCAGCGGGGGGACGCAATGCAGGCCCTTGAAACGATCCTGAAGATCACCGGCGAAGGCACTTTCGATATCCCCCGCAAGTACCTCGAAGCCTTGCGGAGCTACAAGTTCCCGACGAAGTTCACCATGACCTGCAACGAGCTACCCCATCTGCCTGACCACAGCGGGGCCATGCAGCGGCGGTTGTTGATCCTCGATTTTCCGTTGTCGTTCGTGGCCAACCCCGACCGCAACCTTGAAACCCGGCTTGCGAAAGAGCTTCCCGGTATCGTCCTCTGGGCCCTTGAAGGTCTGGCCCGGCTCCGGAGAAACGGCGGGTTCACTGTTCCGGCAGACATGCAGGAATCGCTGGATGAGTGGCGAACAGCGACGAGCCCGATGGCGGCGTTCATCGAGGAAGCCTGCGACGAAGGCGAAGACTTTGAGGTCGATAAGACGAAGATTTACGATGCGTGGATGGCGTGGTCACAAGAACACGGGGTTCGCCCACTCAGCAAGAGCCGCATGTTCGAGCGACTCAAAGGCAACTCCAACTACGTTCGCAGCACCAGCTATCAGAAGGGGGGCCACAAGCAGAACGTGTTTAAGGGCATCCAACTGAAACCGTGGGCTGAGCGGCGTCTGCTCGGCCGGCCGAACTGACAGGAGACCTGACTATGGACAACAGCACCAACCCCAAAGACAAGATCAGCCGGACGAAGCCCCCGCTTCACCTGATTCCGCCCACGGCCACGGTCGAGGAATCCGTCGTGATGGGCCTCGGGGCTGAGAAATACGGCGAATTCAACTGGCGGCAGCACAGCGTCGCGGCCAGCGTCTACACCGGGGCTGCGTACCGCCATCTGGCGTCGTGGTACGACGGGCAGACCATCGACCCCGAGAGCGGGGCCAACCACCTCGCCCATGCCCGGGCCTGTCTTGGCATCATGCTCGACGCTGAGGCGAACGACAAGTTGGTTGACGACCGGCCCTCCCCCGGGCGAGCAGCCGACCTCATCAGGCATCACACGAAGGCAGACCCCCGCTCCCTGTCCCCAGAGGAACGGGAGTCCATCGAGGCGGGCTTGGCCGACGCAAGGGCCGGACGATTCGCTGAGCCGCCTGACCTGTCCGATAACGAACCGGATGTTGACAGGTCGGGCGGAACCGGGTACACTGGTGAGTCGTCGCCCGGGAGCCCCCTGCCTGCCGAACTGAGAATCGCCATTACAAACTCAGCGGTGGACGCAGGATGCCGCCCTTCGGTCGCCAGCGAAATTGCCAAGGGGGTGTCCGTGCCGTCCAACCGACCGAACCCCGGCTATTTGCTCAAGCGGGTTTATGTCGCCGGGCCCATGCGGGGATACGATCGGTTTAACTTCCCCGCGTTCGATCAGTGCCGAGACATGATGTTGGCCACGGGCGAGTGGGCGGTCATCAACCCGGCTGACATCGACCGGGCCTCGGGGATCGACGAGCACTTGGTCGACGACGACCTGCAACAAGCGGTGGGCAAGCCCAACATGGCCCGGGACTTCGCGTACCGCGACTTCCACGCCCTACACCTGCTGAAAGGCGAGGATGGCGACGCCATCGCCATGTTGCCCGGTTGGGAGAGGTCCACAGGGGCCACGGCCGAATTCTTCCTCGCCCGATGGCTGGGTCTTCGGACGCTCGATGGGCAGACCGGCAAGAACCTGACGGAAGTGGACATCCTCAGTCTTCTGAACACGGTGAGCGGATACCTCATCAAGAACGCTACACGCCGATAGAAGGGGCAGACCTTGGCTGACTTCACGAACCAAGAACTCTACGATGCCGTCAGCCAGTATGGCGGTTACAAACCTGCCGCCCGAGAAATCGGGGTGCCGGAGTCGACCATCAGGGGGCGGCTCAAAGACTTCGACCCTGAGCTACCCGAGCACGCCCACGTCCCGGACCCCGAGGACATGCCCGCCACCCACATCGGCGAGGAAGGTGTCGATACATGGGATTACTGGAGCGAGCATCAGGGGGAGGGAGAGGATGTCGTCCGGCGGTACATCCTGACCTCGGCCCAGAACAACGTCTCGGTCCATGAAGGGTTCCTCAAGAACCTCGAAGCTCTGGCAGAGTCGGTCGATGCGGAACTGCTCGTCAGCTTCACCATCTATGACCGTCAGGGCTACCGTGGTCCAGTCCGCAAGGGTGAGGCCCGCATCGGCCAGCGGAAGCTCTGGTGGGACAAAGCTGTCGTGCCCTACGCCATGAACGAGCGGTGCCGCCTCCATCGCCGCCTCGCGTTCTGCGGGGAGCTTGACATCATGGCCACCACCAAGAACCCGCTCGCCGGGCTGGAGTCCTACTGCGGCCGATCCTCGGTCATCGTGCCCCACAACCGATTCGCGTTTCAGTGCGTCCCCAGCCGCAAAGGCCACATGCCGAAGGAGATGCTCACCACCGGAAGCATCACTCGGCGACGGTTCATCCAGCGGAAAGCGGGGCAGATTGCCCACTTCCACCACGTTCTCGGGGCCCTGCTCGTCGAGGTCACGGGCGACGGGCACTGGTACGTCCACCACCTGAACGCCGGGGAGGACGGCAGCTTCTACTGGCTCGACCTTCGGGTCGAGGGCGGCATGGTAGAGAAGAACCGGGACGGCATCTCGGCGGTGGTGCTCGGGGACGTGCATCACGAGAAGCTGGACGGCACTCAATCCACCATCGCAGCCCAGATTCTTCAGGCACTCCAACCCCGCGAAGCCATCATCCACGACCTGATCGACTTCCGCAGCCGCAATCACCACAACATCAAGGACCCACTGTTCCGGGTACAGGTGCGAGATATCAGCGTCGAGGATGAACTGAAATCTGCGTCTCGGTGGCTGGCCGCAATGAAAGAGAGTACCGGGACGAAGTTCACTGTGGTCAAGTCCAACCACGACGAGGCTCTGGAGCGGTGGATCAGGGAAACGGACTGGCGGGACGACCCGATCAACGCCGAGTTCTATCTGGCGTGTGCGACGGTCATGGTCGCCTATCACAAGCACGGCACCCCGTTCGATCCGCTGGAATGGGCCATCAACAGCTACCGGGGAGACAGTGATCCCCCGGCCCGCTTCTTGAAGCTCGACGAGAGCTACGAGATTGAGGGCGTCGAGGTCGGCATCCACGGCCACGCCGGGCCCAGCGGCTCACGAGGCAGCCCCCGGGGGTTCAGCAAGCTCGGGTTCAAGACGTTCACCGGCCACACCCACACCCCCTCGATCGTCGACGGCTGTTACACCGTGGGCGTGATGGGCGATCTCGACATGGGCTACAACCGGGGCCCGTCGAACTGGATGCACGCCCACGGCGTCATCTACCCCAACGGCAAGCGAGCATTCCTGTTCGTGAAGAACAGAAAGTGGAGGGCGTAAGAGGCACGGCTGCCCTCGGTCGCAGCCCAGAAGCAGACACTCACCCAGAAAGGAGGAATACCATGGCAAACCAGTCTCCCAAGAAGGGCGTGCTCAGCGGCTACAAGACGTACATCGTCTCGGCCCTGACCGTCGTAACGGCAGTGGCTGCGTACCTCGTCGGAGAGCCGGTCCCCGGCACCGAGGAAGTGCTCACCCTGCCCCAGCTTGTCCAGCTTGTTGCGACGGCTGTGCTCGCGTCCACGATCCGCAGCGGCGTCAAGAACGACACCAAGAAGTAGGATGCCGGGGGCCGGGGCGTTCCCGGCCCCCCGTCCTTTTTTTGATCGGAGGTACACATGAACGACCGAAACTTCGAGGCAGTCTTTTGGGGTGCCGTCCTCGGATTGGCACTGGCAATCTTCGCCACCAACATGGTCGGCTGTTCGCCGAAGCCGGAGGTCCAGTACGCTCAGGTGAACGACACGTTCATCGCCACGACTCAGGCACTCATCGAAGCCCGCGAAGACGGCCGCTTCGACGCCGAGACGTGGGAGAACGACATCCTTCCCCTGATTGAAGTCGGCGACATCTTACTTGACGAATACCACGCCGCCGTCGCCGCCGACCTGCCCACCGATTCTGTGCTCGATCGCATCAGGCGGGTACTCGGCAGGCTCGAACCATATCTTACCCGGGCGTTGGAGTAACTGACCCCGGCCCCCGACCACAGGAGAACACCATGAACCTGACCCTTGTGATCCAAAGCGTGCTCAAGACCCTCGACCTCGTGATCCGACTGGCCGAAGCCAACAACTTCGATGAGGGGGCCCTGCGGGACTACATCGAGCAGCGGAACGCCCTTCGGGAGCAACTCGTGGAGCGGGCCAAAGCCCTCGCCAACGACGATCCCGAGCAGGGGGATATTCTCACCACCCTCGCGGAAGTGGACGACCCGCCCTCGTCTGGGGCGGGCGGTGACTACGAAGGTAGGGATGCTGATGACCCCGAAAACGGGGGCGTTGGCAACCTTTTCGTTGGGCCTGTCCAACAAGACGCGGATTGAAACGAAATGCAACCGCGACCTTTGCACAACCGCAGCGACCTCATCGCCTCGCTCGTCGCTCCGACCCGGGCTTGTGCCCGGGCGATCAGCGAGGGGCGGGCCGAAGTCCTCGGGGGGTTCACGCCCCCCGGGGGCCTTCCCTGCTACATTGTCCGCGTCGAAGGCCGACACGGCAGCGAATGGCTACTGGGCCTCGAAGTGGACGAGGAGAGTAGAACCTTCCACCCCCGGCGATTTGAGTCGGTGCCGTGGGCGAGTTGGGACGGCCGGGCGACTGGCCGCTCGCTGAAAGACGGAGACGACCCCCAGCGGTACGACGGCTACCGCACGACCGTAAGGAGAAGCCATGCCAACGCCACGGACACCGCCGAAGCTCCTCAAAATCAATGATGCTCCGGCGTACATCGAACGCAAGTACGGTGTGGAAGTCACACGGCAGACCATGTATAACTGGATCAGGCGGGGGGTCCGGGGCGAGAAGCTCCGGTCCACCCGCAAGGTCAATAAGCTCTATACGACGGAGGGCTGGATTGATGACTTTGTGGATCGCATCAGTTGATGGTGACTGTCTAAACGTACTCGACTTCGAGTACGATACCATCCGCCAAATCCTCGACGACGGTGGCGTGCTCTATTGGGAGTGTCAGGGGGCGATCAGGAAGGTGCCGAGGCCGGTACTGGCCGACGCCTTCGCTTCATGGACTGATTGGCGGACCTTGAAGGAACGGCATCCCGAGACCGCGTTCCCGCCCCAGATGGGGGTGATTGAGTGGAATCAGACAGTCACGCCGCGAGACCCATCACGAGCCGAACAAGCCCCCCGCCTGCACCCGCTCCCGCGACCGCAGCCCCCAGAATCATCCACACGATCCGATTGACCCGACGCTCAACCTTGCCGTGGGCCGTCTCGGAGTCGTCGTGGGCCTGAACCCGGGCGGCGGCGTAGTCCTTGAGGGCTTGCTGCTGCTCCGGCCACACGTCTTTCAGATAGTGGTCAAAGTACCGCCGGACCTCAAGCTCGGCGATCTGCTGAACTTCGCGGTATTGGGGTTGGGTCAGGGGTTGGCTGTCAGTCATCGGAAGTTCCTCAATCTCGTTGGGCGGCGGAGCGTCGGACCGAACTCATGGTCAGCCGCTTCTCGATGCCCTTCTTCTTCATCTCGTCGTTGAAGGCGTTGACGTAGGTTTTCGCCGCCGCTTCATCGCCGTCCTTGTACGCCAGAGCCGCCGCTTTGAGTGCGTCCTGCCGGGCGTACTTGCTCATTTTTGCTTCGTGTTCCGGGGTGAACGAGTAGATCGTCTTCCCGAACGGCACATACTTCAGCGAGGTGTAGGTGCCGTTGTTCACGTCCCGCCACATCTGATCCACCATACCGGGGGCAGGGGGCTCAACGAAATCCACGATCGCCGAGCCCGGCCCCTCCCGACCTGCGACGGACAGCAGGTAGATGCTGCCGAGGTGGGTGTAGAGGAGGCCGTTCACAAGCGATTCCGAAAAGTCTGGATTCCGCCCGAGCAGCCAATCTCTGATCCAGTCGAACGTAGCACCAGCGACGCTCAGTATCATCATCACCCGGGTCAACTCCCCCACGCCCTGAAACGCGAGTTTGGCATCGTTGTTCCGGACGCCCCGGGCGATGTTGCGGTACCCCCTCTTGCGGATGAAGTCAAACTGTTTCAGGGCAAAGCCTTTCAGTTGCCACAGAATCCGGGCGTTGCGGTGCCGGGCGTAGTTCTCGGGCATATCCATGATGTCATTCGGTCGCGTCTCCGACGCCTGCATGTAGGCATAGTCCTGCACAAGATCAGAGTTGACCCCGTTCCGCAAGTCGCGGACGAGGGCGGGGAATTCTTCGCCGAACACCGGGCCCCACTCGGCCGTCCAATTCTTGAACCGCCGGGAGGTCTCCGGGGCACTGGCTAGTCGTCGGGCCTGCCGAACTGCGGACACCATGTTGGCGGTCAGAGCCCTAATGTCGATCTCGTGGAACCCGACCGACTTGAAACCCCGGCGGAGGCTGGTCGCCATCTGGCCGTGCGTACCATACTCCTCGCTCAAGTGCTCCATGCCGAGGTTCTTCGCTGTGAGAACCTTCTCCCGCATCGCTTGAGGCAGGGCATCGAGCATCGGGAGAGTGCCGTCACGGGCAGCAATCAGAGCGAGGTCCCCGAACTGAATCGCGGCCGAGCTAGGATCGAGCAAAGTGCCCATGTACCCCAAGTCCCGGGCCCAGCGGAAGAACGCTGCCGGGGACTGTTCGCCGCCCGTGAAGATCGAGCCGATGGCAGATCGTAGCCGCTCTTTTTGGTAAGGGGAGAGCTTGTTAATCCCGTACTTGCCCTCGACCATCATGCGGCCGAGAGTCTCCTCCATCGTCTCCTCAGGGGAGACCTTGCCAAACAGCCGGGCCTTGTGTGTGTAGTAGATGAGGCGATCGAAGTAGGTGTAGAGCGGGGAGAGGTCCGTCTGATAGAACTCCTGCCAGTCCTCAAACGTCAGGTCTTCCACCGATCGGCGGCTCAGAACACGGGGGGATGTTTCACCGGGCTTCGTGTGGCGGTATCCCGCGAGCCAGCGATTAGCAATCTCCGCTTCCTCTGCTTCCGTCAGAGCCCGGCCCGTCTTGCGAGCGGCCTCAGCCAGCATCAGGTCGAGTTCGGACCTTTCCTCGCCTTGCAACCGAGCCGCCCACGCCCGGTACTTGTCGGGCTTCACTTGGCGGGGGAAGTGGTTTTCGACCATCCCGATCTTCAACCCCGCCTTGACGCCTTCGGTACGGGCCCTGTCCTTGATCCGGAGCACATCGTTAAGCTGGCCGTTGATCTCCGCTGCCGTCGATGCGGCGTTTGCGTCGATGATCTGACGGGCCTCCTCGAAGTTCCCGGTCTGCCAGTTGTAGAGAACCCTCTGACGCTGTTCGTCGGAAAGGGCCTTCTTCAACATCGTGTCTAGCTTGTGGGCTTGCACATCCGCGTCGTGCCGGTCTCGCCGATATCTGGACTGCATCTGCTTGATGCGGCCGTAGAGTCGGGGGGCCCACCGGCGGATCACTGTGCCAACGGGCGTAACATTCTTGCTAACGGCCTGACGGACTTTGCTCTCATCCTCCACCCGCTCGATCTGCGGAACGGCCGCATCAAGCAGAGCGTCCGAATTGGACGGGTCGAACGCCCCCTCGGTACCCCGCTCCACCTGATTCTCGACGGCCTCGGGGTCGACCATCCTTTGTGCCGCTTCGTCCCTCGGCATCCCCTGATTGCGGACGGCATCGGTGAGTTCGTCCGCCGTCCGGGTCTTCTGCTGCTTTTTCCACTCGGCGATCGCGGCTTCGGCCTCCGACCGGGTAGTGACCTCGCCCAGCCGTTTCTTGCGAAGGGCTTTCCGAGCCTCGACGCCGGAGTCCGCCCGCTGCAATGCGGCATCGAGGTCGCCGCCCTTGGCATAGGTGGCAACATCGCCCGCGAGGAACATCGACAGACCGGGGATGATCTCCTGCTGGCCGACTGCCGCTTCAACCCGTTCCAACACCTTGTTGGCGTTCTTGCGGGTCATGTTGGGGAGGATCACAGCGAACTCGTCACCCCCCTGCCGCGTGACCACTACATCCTTGTCCCGGGTTTCCGATTCGCTGCGGAGAGACTTCGCAATCTCTTTCAGGAAGATGTCGGCTCCCTCGTGGCCGTAGACATCGTTCGCAGCTTTGAGGTTGGCCGCGTCAAATAGCAACACGGAGAACGGCCTCCCGGTCTCGTCGGTCTGCTGCTTGAACTTCGAGAGGGTCTCGGTGTATTCGAGCTTATTGCCGAGGCCGGTCAGGGGCTCCGTCCGGGCCTTCGACCGTTCGGCATTGAGCAGCCGCTTGAGCTTCTGAACCTGCTTCTCCAGCGGCAGCCCCCCGATGTTATCGTCCTCTTGTTCCAGCTTCTGCTCGGCCGGGGTCTGCACTGGATCAGGGGCGGCCTCCGCCGGGGGCTCAGGTTGACCGACCGGCTCGGGCTCGGCCTCAACGCCCTGCCGCTGCTTCATCACCGCGAGCATCGCCTCGGGCGTCATCGTCTTCTGGCTCACGTCGAACCCGAGTTGGCGGGCTTCTTTCACCGTCTTTCGGCGTTGGGTTGGGGACAAGTCTTGGAAACCCTCGACCGCTCGTTTTGCCTCATCCAGCCCTTCGGTGACGCGGACCTCAAACCCCGTCCCTCGGCGGAGGGGCCGCACTTCCACGGACCCCTCGCCAACTTCTTCGGCCACGGACTCGGCGTACCGCAGGGCGTTCTGCTCCGCGTTGGGGTCCGCCGCTGCCGAGAAGGTTGCCCGGGTGCCGTCTTCGCTGACCGAAGTGGGCTGGGGAACGGGCTCGGGTCCCGGCGTCTCCTCCGTCGCCGGCGGCGGGGCCGGTTCGGCTGTTGGTTCGGCTTCTTCCTCGCCCCGGGCCTGTCGCTCCATTCGCTGCCGGATGCGGTCGCGGAGCTTCTGGTCGAGCGTGTGGGCGGTGCCGTCCACGCCGCTGCCCTGAGCCTTGGCCATCACCTGTCCGCCCAGCGGGGCGAGAATGCCGCCCATGACGAAGGCTTCCGCCACCCCCTCGGTGACGGCTCGATCGGGGTCATAAGTTCCTTGCGAAATCTTGTTGACAGCAAGCTCGGTGGCCGCTTCCTCCAACGCCTCCGTGCCCGTCAGGCCAGCGGCCCGGGTGCCCTCACTGATCGCCCGGCGGATGCCCGTGCGGGTGACGTTCTCCGTGCCCATCCGTGACATGGCGTTGCCGATTCTCCGGAACAGGTGGTGGCCGACGAAACCGCTGGCCCCCTCGACCAGACCGATACCCCCGGCTGCCAACGCCTCCTGCCAGCCGGAGATTTCTTCACCCTGCTGCCGTCGCTGCTCGATGTCTGTCCGCGTGCGACCGGCACCACGCCCGCCATACAGAGCCGCCATCCCGTAAGGACCGAGGGCCAAGGCTCCGGCGACGTTCGCACCTTCACCGACCACCTGCCCGGCGAAGCCACTTGCCCCGCCGCCGGGGTTGTAGGCTGCTTGCTGCTGCTCTCGAAGATCAGCGGCAGTCTCCGGGGACGCGAGCCCGACCACGCTGGTCGTCGGGGCGGCGAGGCCGCTCATCACGTTCAAACCGAAGTTCTGAGCCCGCCCAAACAAGGTCTCATTGCGGGACTGCCGCTCGTATTCTTGCTGTTGGGCGAAGAAGTCCTGACTGCTCAAGTCGTCTCGCCCAGCCAACCCCTTATACAGGTCGTGGATGGCCTCGCGTTCTCTGGTGTTCAGACGGTCGCGGCCTTCTTCCTCTCGCTCTTGCTGTCGCATCTGAATATGGGCAGCCGCGAACTCGGTTGCGGTGCCGGGAGTGATCCCCGTCCGGGCAAGCCGCTCGAAGTCCTGATCGCTCACGCCGCCCTCGCGTAGCACACGGCGGAAGTTCTCCGTGGTGCGATACTGCGGGGTTTGGGCTTCCGCCTCGATCGGGGCCTGCTGCTCGCCGGGGCTGACAAACGGATTGCGGGGGCGGTCCGGAGCTTCGGGCTGTTGACCCTGCTGCATCTGGCTCTGGAAGTATGACAACACCTGCTCTTGCGAAGCATCATCGGGGGCCGTAATTTCGTAAGTCTCGCCCGCAGGGGAAGTCAGTCGGTATTTCGCCATCATTCAACCCTTTGGATCGACCAGCCCTGCCCCGTGCCGCCCTGCTGAGGCTGCTGCTGTTGGCCCTGCTGCTCCGTGCCGAGCATCTGCCGCTGCTGCTGCTCAAGCTGCTCAAGCTGCTGCAAGACCTGCTGAAGCCGCCGGTACTTCTCGGACGCTGGGTGTTGCTGGAGGCCGAACTCCTCGGGCTCGCGGGCAAAATCCGTGAGACCGAACGATGCGGAGTCCACAGCAGAAGCGTAGTTTCGGATACCCCGCCCGATTGGGCCCTGCGGGGCCTGAGCCCCCTGCTCTACAAGCTGCGACGGCGGCCCTTGGGGGTCGACCCCTTCGTCTTGAAGCTCTTTCGCAAGCCGCTGAGCCTCGGACCGCAGGGTCTCCGTTTGGTCGCGAAGGTTGTAAAGCTGATATTGGGCCTGTTCCCTCGGCGACAGACCCCCCTGCTGTCGGCGGGTCGCATCGTGCAGTTGAGCCGCTTGTAGACGCAAATCGTTGAGGTCAATGTCCGGGCTTTGGGCAAACGCGGCTAGCGTTGCCTTGGCCTCGTCGGGCAAGTTCAGAGTTTGGCCAATCTGCTGAACATAGTTGAGCTTCTGAGTGGCTGCCGGGTCCGCTGTATCGCCGGTCGCCGGACCCGGGGCAGCTACCCGCTGAAAAAGTTCGTTGACCGTGCTGCGATCACCGTACTGGTACGCCGCCTCAAGCTGCTGCCGAGTCTCTTGGTCGAAGCCCGCACCCGCTGCCGCCTGTTGCCGCCGTTCCATGCCGGTAAGCCGGGGCTGTCGTCGATGAGACGTAGGGGACGCGGCAAGACGCTGCCGCTGCATCTGCTTGAGGTTCTCAAGCTCCATCCGCCGGTTCTGGAGATCGAGTTGGCGGTTTGCCCGGCGATCAGCGAGGACGGACTCCACCATCTGCTGCTCGGCAGCGTGGCGACGCCAGAAGTCCTCGCCCTCGCCCGCCTGCTGGGCGGCACGGAGGCCGAGACCGGCCGGGCCATATTGAACGCGAATGGGCATCGTAATCTCCGGTGTTTACACTTGAGCCTGATTATAGACATCCCACGAGCTATATCGCATACCCCCGATGCTGCCCATGATCCCGGGGAGTATCGGGGGAAGGCCCCGATCAGACGAAGTTGCCAGTGCTGACGCCGAGGGCTTCTTCTTTTTCTTGAGCTTCGAGGCCAACCCGCCCGAGGGGCCCTCACCGGGGAGCTTCGAGATGTCGGGGATGCCGCTGATGCTTGGAGAGCCCCGGCTTGGGTCAGGTCCAGCCACCAGACGTGCCCGATTACCGCCGCCGCTGCCACCGCCACCCCGCTCTCCGAAGCTCGGGCCGCCTCCGCTACCGCCGCCTCCGGCCCCGGTCCGGGCGGAGAAGCCGCCACCTCGCTGCCAAGCATTCCCCCTCACGCCCACCCGTGCAGTGAGTTTCTCGTCGGGGTCGCCGGCTGCGGCTGCCTGTTGGATGAGGCGGGCATACTGACTCATGCTCGGGCCAACATCCTGCCGCCCCTCGATCGCCCCGGCCAGCATCCGTGTGGTGTTCGTCTCCGCCCCAAAGGACCGTTCCTGAGCTTGGGCCGTCTGCATCGCCTGCCGCTCGGCGATTTGGTTGAGCAGATCAGTGGTATCCCGGTTGATCCCCCGCATCACCGAGGAACGGACGGTCGTGTTACCGAGTCCCCGCGAGATCAGGTCTTGCTCGGCCGCCCCACGCTCCACGGTCCCGCGTCGCTTTGCATTACGGCGGGCAGTCTGACCGCCGGCCGCAATCGTACCGATCACGTCGTCGTACACGGTCCCGCGTCGGTTCTGGAGTCCGGAAAGCAATTCGAGCAGTTCGTCATATCGCTGCTCGTTGGCTTGGTTCGCCTGAGCCCGCTGTTGCTCGTACTGCTCGATCAGTTCGTTGATATCGACGGCCATGATTCGCCCCTATGGGTTGAGCACCCCGGCGGTGCGGAGCTTGGCGAGCAAGTCGTTGAACTCGGTCGCGAGGGTTTCGATTGCAGTCTTTAGTTCGCCGTCCCGAGTCGACAGATTCCCAAGGGCGGCTTCAATCTCCGCGAGGGCGTTGGCCACCAGATCGTCTCTGAGGGCATCCGCGTTGGCGGGGGCGTCGGCGGGGTCCGTTACCGAGGTCGTGACCGACGATAGGCCCACTGTGTCTTGCCCGCTGTCAGCCCTCGCTGCGGCCTGCTGTACGCCGCCGATCTGCGATGTTCCCGCCGCTGTCAGACTCAGACCGTCGCTATCCCGGGTCACGCCCCCGGCAGCTTTGATCTTAACTCGCAGATTATTTGAGTCTACCTCAAGCCCGGGGTCCGTGTCAAGCGACAGCCCCACCCCGCTCGCGGTCCGCATGACCGGGGGGTCTGCCTTGACACGAAGCTCGCCGCCGTCGAACTCCAGCCCGGGGTCGGTGGCAAGAGCAATCTGGAGTTCCCCGCTGGAGTTCTCCAGTCCGCCCGCCGAGGCAAGCCGCAGTTGCAGAACCCCGCTGCCGTCAAGGTAGACAACACTTCCGGCCCCCACGAACTCGACGTTATCGCCAAGGTTCTGGCTGTTTCGCCGGGCCCGGGCACTCTCCCGGGGTTCGCGAATGACGCCCTTGAGACCGGCCATTACGTCACCCTCCGATACCGCATCCGATTGAGGAGTTGGTAGATACCGCCACCCTGCTCGAACGCCCACGAGCCCGTGCCTGTCTGTTCCAGTACCGGGATCAGGGTGTTCTGGCTAATCCGCTGACGCATCGGCTGGTTCCGGCCGCCGATCAGGGAACGGACAGCCCGGGGGTCATTTCCAGCGTCGATGTTCGCGGCGGCGTCTTCGGGGCTCGCCCCGGTGTAGAGCTTCGCAGTGACGGAATCGCTGTCTTTGGCCAGAACTACCTGAATGTCGTCATACCGGGCAGAGGCGTAGATGCTGCCGGGCGTAACCGGGGACATCCAACAGCGACTCACGATCGCCGTGCCGTCGTCGTCCTTGGCGGTGTCGGAGAACTGCCGCAGGAACCCGTCGTAGCCGCCGAGCAGCACCGCCCGGGCATCGGGGTCGTCGGCCTCGAACAACGCAACCGCCGTGGGTCCGATGTTCGTCGGGTACTCGTCCCGCCAGAAGGAATCAGTCCGCTCGTCCCAGAAGTAGTGCGATGAGGACGACGAAGGCTCGCTCGTCGGGGAGATGAAGATGTGGACGCCCTTCCACTGCCGATCGTAGGTAAGGAAAATGTAGTTCGTGCTAAGGTCGGTATCCTCGAAGGTCTTGTCCAACCGCCCCCGGGAAATCGGCTGGGGCAGGCCGCCCTCGGGGGCGAGCCGATAGAGGCCGTCCTGCCCGAAGAAGTAGAGATTGCCCACCGCATCCCACGTCCACGCGGTCGGCTGAACAATTCCGATCTGTCGACTGATGTTGTCGATCGCCCCGCCAGCGGCCGGATCGCCCCGCATGATCCACAGCGAGGTCGGGCCGCCCATAATCATCACGTCGTCTTGGAACGGTGCGAGGGCCGTGATAACATCGCCAAGCTGCCCCGCATTGCTGTTGTTGCCCGCCACCGGGTCAAGGGCTGTCGTGGTCGACGGGGCGTAGTCCCAATCGAACGGATCGCCTGCCCGGCTCATAAACCAGTTCTGCGGGTCCTCGATCAGACCGGACAGCACGATACGGCCCCGGTAGGTGGTGATGATGTCGCACCCCAGCGTCGTGTCCGTCGAACCTTCGGGTAGGGAACCGGCTGTCACGTCCGTCGCCCAATCCTTGACCTCGCCGTCCGCGTAGTCGAGGTAGCTATAATTCGCCGACAGCCCATCCGCGAAAAACATCTTCTGGAACGCCGTGGACGAGCCGACACGAACATCCGCCCGAAGGGCGTCGTTGCCACCGGTGGCCAGTGCGAACGCAGTAGGCGGGGTGACGGAACGGTACACGTCGCCCCCGGCAACGACGACCAATCGCTTCTTTCGGGCCGAGGGGTTTGTGCCGCCCGCCGTCCACCGCCACAGTTCCATGGGCGGCGTGGCGGCCGTGGACTGGATGCCAACCGCCAAGAAAAGATCGGCGGGGGACAGCACCGCGTCCAAGCCGTCGCCCGACGCGGCCGTTCCGGGGGCAGCCAACTGTGACCCGAGGCCCGCGTTCCATTGGAACATGACGAAACCGGGAGAACCGTTCAGGGCTGCGATCAGTATGGTGCCGTCACTAGTGAACGACCCGCTCCGGACAGTCTGACCCATATCGCTCGATTCGGTGCCGAGGCCAAACCCCGTTGTTTTGCTGAAAGGGTGGGTCGTGATGTAGTCGTTACCACTGGTGTCACTGTAGGAAACAACCGCGTACAGCCCGTCCGGCGAAAACATAACCAAGGTATCCAACGAACCGATCGAGGACAACCCGGTCTCCGGGGCCGTCATCTCCGGCCCAAGGGCTCCGGTCGATTCATTGAACGACCGGGCTGCAAGGTAAAAGGTCGTTGAGGACCCGAACAGCACCCAATCCCCATCCGGATGCCACGCCACGGGCTCGCTCTGAATGGTCCGGTTTGGGATGTTCACCTTCGAGCCGAACATCCCGGTCACTTCGCTGAACTCATGGAGCGTGCCGGTGGACGTGCTGACCCACGTTCCGTTGGGGTGCATATAGATGCGGCCCGAATCAGCGAAATTGTCTGGGTGGGATGTGTTGGCACTGTCCGTGTCACTGGTGGTTACGACTCCCGTAGATGCGTTGAAAGCAAACGACCGGATTTCGTTTTCGTCGGCAGCGATGAGCCAATCGCCGCCCGGGCTGAACGCCACGCCGTCTGTTGCATTTGAGCCGAAAGAACCTGTCGGGATGATGGAAGGCGACCCGATCACTCCCGCTGCGTTGATCGGATAGACGTAGACTCTCTTGTCGGTGCCGGTCGCGACTGCAAAGTAATCGCCGCTTGGATGCCACGCGACCTGAGAACCGTCTTCATCAGCCACGAATGTCGAAGGGTCCGAAAGCTTGTCGGAGGCCCCCGCCCCCTCTACGACCGCAACCGCCTCAGTGGCAGTGTCGATACGCTGAATGAACGTGCCTGCCGAGACTGCATCGTCAACAGACTTCTTGATCCCCGTCCGCTGGCCGCCCCGCAGCCGCCGCTCAAACTGGTCGAACGGTCGGACGTTTAGACACTCAAGCGTCGACCCCTCGGGGTTGGCGACATAGGCGGCATTCTCCACCAGCCCTTGCATTGGCCACGGGATGTCGAAAATGTTGCGAGGGGGCATGTCGGCTCCAAAGCTGCGAGGCCCCGGTGAGGGCCTCGCAGTGAATCAGCGGAGATCGTTGCCGCTGGCGTCCTGCTCGTTGTAGCTGACGAGCGTGCTGCGGTAGACCAGTTCAATCGCATGGATGAGAACTTCCTCGCCGTTGGTGTCGTTTGCCCCGTTCGTGATAAGCTCGAAGTTCACCACGTCGTCGCGAGTGAGGCCGTTGTCCGACAAGTCGAACTCGATCCACTGCTCCGTCGTCGAGAGGACCGTGCCCGGGGCCGTGGGATCGAGATCGCTGCCGAGGGCCGAGCCCGCCGTCTTGACGTAGACCTCGCTGTCGAGTTCCACATCGTCGTCGGTGGACTGCGTGAGTTGGCTCGCCAGCACCCGCACCTTGAGCTTGTCAATGGCCTCGTCGTAATCCCGGGGGATCGGGCGGGTCAGGTGGAATACCGAATCGTTGGTCTCCTCGACCAGAAGAACTCGGCCGTTCGTTTCGTCGGCGGCAAGAGACACGTTGGACGAGGCATCGACCCCAGCCAGTTCGAGCGGCACGTCTTTCCAGAAACCGCCATCGGTTTCGTTGTCGCCCATGACGATATGCTTGAGGCCGTACAGGAAGTTGCTGAGTGAGAGCTTCACGATGCTGCTCCTTGCTTGGTGACTCGGAGAGCCACGGGGTTAAGTGTTGAATCGCACATCGGGCCGCTGGTACCAGTTGGCCCGGAACTCTTTGATATCGGGGTTGCCACGAGCCCCGGGATTACCAAAGTAGCCGAGGCGTTTCGGGGCCGATTGGGCATCGACTCGGAGGCTGTTCGGCAACGCCTGCCCCGAGTAGTAGTTCCAATCGACGCCCGGGGCCCCCTCGACATCCTTTTCAACGACAGCCAAACACGCGGCTTTGATCGCCTCGTCGTGGGCAAAGGGCGTCGGGGGAACTTCGTCCAAGTCGACCAGCCGGTCGAAATGCAGGTGGTACGGGAACTCCACCACCATGACTTCATCAGGCTGGGGGTAGACGAGCAGTTCCCACCGGCGGCGGTTGCCGGGAGTTGTGAATGGGCGGATGGCGGCCCAGAACGGGTCGCCCGTCTCGTCCTCGATGTTCTCCCGCCACAGCCGGATCGTGCTCTCGTCAGCCCAATCCAGACTGACGCCCTGATTGGTGTCGGCCTCGTAAGTGATGGTTCCGACGAACTGGCCGCTGAAATCCCGGGGCATCGTGAAGTTGCCGGTGGACGTGATGCTCCACGTCTCCCCGGCGGTCCCCACGGCCGTCGCGTCGCCCCGGACCTTGATCGTCTTGGCATCGACGACGTTAGAGATGGTGAAGGAGTCGACGCCTGTGACCCCGATGGTGTGCTCCTCCATCGTCGAATAGAAGGAGTCGACGTTGGCCACAAGGGTCGTCTTCTCGGTCAAGGGGTCGTACCCCGCCGACGTGACGGTCTTGCTACTATCGGCGTTGATTGTCCCCCAGATGGTGAACGATCCGACCGGCCGCAACCACCGCCAGCCGTTCGGGTTTGGCCCGTCGTTGACGAACATCCGGATCGCGTTGTTGACGTGACGCCTGCACTCGTCGAGGTCGTGAGCGTCGTTCGGCACTTGAGCGACCTCAGTGCCGTCATCCCCGTAGTAGGCAATACCAATCTTCCGGGCGACCTCGATGATGAGGTCTCGAAATGTCAGGACGCTCGTTGGTTCGGCCATGGCAATGCCTGTTTAGACAGAGAGACCCCGGGCCCGAAGTCGGACCCGGGGGTGGCGTCAGCCGTTCATCGGACCCGTTCGTAGGCGAAACGAATCCAGTCGATCAAGATTTTCTCGGCGGCGGCATCGCCGGTCTTGACGCCGACGATGGCGGCGAGGGCGTTGCTCTGGTCCACCGTGCTGTCCACCGTCTTCTCGGCGACCTTGTAGCCGTCGACGAAAAACTTGATCTTGTCGCGGCCGTCGAAGTAGATGCCGAGCTTGTGCAGCCCGGCCCCGGTCGCACCAACGCCGTCGATGAGCGAAGCCCGGTCATCCGAGGGCAGGCCGGTCGCGTTGGTAGCGTCGTTGAGAACCACCGTCGCGTCGCCGGTCTCCTTCTTGTTCAGGATGTCGTAGGCGTCGGGGTCGTCGTTGGACTGGAAGAACCCAATCAGCGTCACGTCGGCCGTCGCGTCGTTGTCGGCGGGGTTGTCGGCGATCACGTCCTCGTCCGCCCCGTCTTCCTCGACGAGACCGATGAACGTGCCCATGTCGTCGTCCACGTCGCCGGGGGCGACACGGGCCTCGAACCAAACCCGCTTGCCCGAGTTCTTGACGATCTTGGCGAGGGCGTTGGACACGATGACCCCGGCGTCTGCCGCCGTGGTGTCCGTCTCCAGTTCGACGATGCCCGTGGGCGTGTCCGCGATCGACGTGAGGGACGAGTCAGTGTCGCCCTTGTACGAGAAGTCGCCCCGGCCGATCGGCACGGAGTCGGTCAGCGTGGCCTGAGACAGAGGGCTCTGAAAGTCCTCGTACAGAAAGGCCCCTTCACCAAGTTCGTTGAGAAGCGAAAAGGGGCAGTCACCCCAGATCGCCGGGCTCGGCTGATCCGCTTCACCCGGGTTGTCGTAGCCGATGATTCCGTTTCCCATGGTAGTTCTCCTGTTGGCTGGGAAAAGGGGGCGGCGATCCGCCCCCTGTGTTGTCAAACGTCAGTCACTGCGATCAGGAGCCCGGGATGGCCTTGTGCAGCACGAAGCCCGCCGTCCGGCGGTTAATGCACAGGTTGTTGTGCGAGCCGTCGAGGAAGACGGTGAAGGTGGTGTGCTGGCCACGGTCCACCATCGGCTTGCCCTCCTCCATCCAGTACCCGTCCTGCACGACCGGCTGGAGCTTGGTCCAGTCGACGCAGAAGATCGGGCTCGGCTCGAAGTCGTTGCTCCCGCCGTCGACGACGGTGTAGCCGTCAAGCTGCGGGATGTAGACGACGGGCATCCGGTTGAAAAACACGGTACCGTCGTAGTTGTGGAGCATCTGCCCGGCGAGGTCCTTGGGGGCGTTGTTGTCGTCCCGCTTGTCGCCGAGGTCCTCCAGTTCCGTCACCGTCGCGTCGTCGGTGTAGAGCTTGATCGGCGAGCCCACCTTGTCGTTGCCGGGCGTCGGCACGAATGGGGCCGGACGGAAACGAGTACGCCGGACCGCCTGCCGCAGCTTGCGGAGCAGGCCGTTGTCGACCTTGGAGTAGACATCTGCGTAGTTCCGCCACTTGCTCTCGGTACTGGCGTCGATGCCCGCACAGATCGTGCCGGTGCTGCCGTTCTGGTAGCGAATGGTCTGGCCGTGGAAACCGCCCGTGGTCGAACCCGCGTTGAGCAGGTTGATGTAGTACGGGATGCCGTAGGGGTACAGCTTGTCGGTCGCCGAGGTTGGCGTCGCCCAGCCACGCTCCTCGATCAGTTCGGCGAGGTCCCACATCCGCTCGGTCCGGCGGGACTCCATGAGGTCGATGAACCCCTTGGTGGAGTTCTTGTTGCGGAGGATTTCGACAACATCCCACGAGTAGTCCGTACCGATCTGGGTCCACGGCACGTCGATCGTGTGCTGGTTGTTGTCGACGGTGGGGTCATCGGTATCGTACAGACGACGGTACCGGGCCCGACCGTTGCGGTCGAGAATCACGTTCCGCTGGATGCTCGTGCCGCCGTCGACCTGACGGCGGTTCTGGTTGTAGATGCGGCAGAACTCGTAGCTCTGCGAGTCCCACATGACCTCAAACTGTCCCTTGGGCAAGTCCTTGAGGGTCGTCGCGATCAGGTCGCTCAGTTGGTCGTTGTCAACCGGCATGGTTGTCTCCTTAAATCAGGGTTCACTCGGCGAAGGCTTGGGCCAATCGCTCTTTCGTGCGACGCTCCAACTCGTCGCGGGTTTCAGCGGGTCCGTCGCTCGTCTGCTGCTGCGAACCCTTCCGGCGGCTCGGCTTCTGAGACAGGCCGCGATTGCGAGTCTTCGCCTGCTTCTTCACCGTCTTCCGTGCGGCCGTGCTTTGGAAGCCGCTGCTGACAACCTCGTGGGCGTGGGTGAGAGCGTCCGCAAACGGAAGCTCCTGACCGTGGACTTGCTCGGCACCGACCATGAGGTTATACGCAGTATCGAGCACCTTGTTTCGGTTCTCGACCTGCTCCTCGCTCAGCCCAGCCTGCGGGTTGCCGTAGAGTTCCTCGTATGGCTTGAGGTCGTTTTGGCCGAAAAAGCCCTCGACCTGCTGAGTGACCCGCTCGACCTGAGCCTGCTGAACCGCCTGCTGGCCTTGCTGAACCTGCGGCAGCACACCGTTGAGAGCCTCGATCGTCTGGTTCACGGGGCCGACGATCGCGTCCACCAACTCGTCGTCGCCGTACTGCTCCTTGAGCTTGGCCGCGTCAATCGGCTTCAACTCGCTGGGCAGTTGGCCCGTCTGGGCCTGTTGGCCCTTCGTGCCCCCGTCGTCGGGGCTGGTCGGGGCCTGTTCCTCGCGGGCTTGGCGTCCTGCCGCAGCCCACTGTTGGAGTTCGGCGTTGCGGTTCCCGTGAATCCGCTCCGCCGTCTTGAGGAACTTGTCACCGAGGGCATGGAGATTCTCGTCGATCTCATCATCCTGCCACCCGTAGGCTCGGAGCGAACGTCGATGGGACTCGGGAAGGGTTGGGGCGTCAGACGGCTCATCGCCATCGTCGGCCGCAGCTTCGTCCTCGTCTTCGGGTTCTTCCTCGCCTTCAACCTTCTCGGGTTCTTCTTCACCCTCGGGTTCTTCTTCACCCTCGGGTTCCCCCTCATCCGTGTTTTCGGGGTCGGTTTCAGGCGGCTCGTCGCCGAACGCAGCTTCGAGCCGATCCTTGGTCGCGGATTCCAGAACCTCGCGGTCGAAACCCCCATCGGGGTCGGCAGGCTGCTGATCCTCGGCCTGTTCGTCGATTTCCGGGGTCTCGGTATTGGGCAGAGTCATCGTGGGTCTCCAAAGTAGAAATCGGGTCTGATGCGGGCATTATACCATACACGAAGCGATTGTCAAGTCAATTCCGCTCGATCCACCCCTCCTTTTTCAGAATCCGGAGTTTCTCAGACCGGCTTCGGGCCTTGGGCACACCGTAGTCGTTCTGTCTCGGGTCCGTGCCAATCTCAACGTCCGGGTGCCGCCGCCGGAAATCGGCGATGTCTTCACCGTTACACAAAGCGATGCTGTGCATCTCGATCGGCTTGTCGAACTCCTTGTCGAGGTGGGGGCCCGCACCCTCCGCCTGATAGTTCCGTTTCATCGCCGCAGTGCAAACGGGACAGGCCGGACTGTCGCCCGACCCAGACATGGGTCGGAAGAATGTGTCCTCGTGCCCGCAGTGTGGGCAGAAGTGTTCGTAGATGGGCATCAATAGCCTCCTTTGAGTCTGGATTGGGCGTCGTTCGCCCCACGCTGGGCGTCAGCCCGCTGACGGGCTGCGATATTCGGATTGGCCGCCACCTGCCCCGGCTGGCCGTTCTGCAACAGGGCCGCGAGCGGGTCGTTGCCCGCCTGCTGCTGACTCCGCTGACCCCGGCCGCCCCCGGCCATGGCGTTCGGCATCTGGGGGGCTTGAGCGGGCCCGGCTTGCCCCTTCGACCCCTCGGCCTGCGGAGCTTGCATCATCTGCACCATCATCTGCTGCTGGAACTCGGGGTCGTAGAACACTTCATCGAGCCAGTCGATTCCCCGGTCTTTAGCCATACGGAGAAGGAACTGCTTGGGCGAGAACGGGAGGCCGAGCATCGCGGCAGTCTGGGCGGACTGCATCACCGCTGGAAGAATCTTGACCGCGAAGTCCATGGCCTCTTGGAACCGGGTACGGGCGTCCTTGCGAGCCATGGACTCGGGCTCAACCTCGAAGTGGAAATCGAGGAAGTCCCCTCGTCTCGCCTCCGGCGTCAGGTAAATCTGCTCGTCCTCGACACGACCCGGCTCAACGATCATCGGGCCGTTCGGCCCCTGTCCGTACTGCGGCGGGGTCGTCACGCGACGAGTCAGCGGCATCTCAATGAACGGGTCCGTGTGCAGGTACCACGCCCGCTTCGCCGCCTCGATCGCACTCATATCGTACACGAGGTCCTTCATGTCCTCCAAGCCGATGTTGGCGTTCTGGGCGAGAATCTGGGCCTCGGTCGCGGATTCGGCGTCCATGTTCTGCCCGCCGACCGCCTGCGGATTCGCGGCCATCATGTTGAACCAGCCCTGCAACTGGTACAAGTGAGCCTCGTTGCTGTTCTGTTGTCCGCCGAAACTGTGGACCCTAAGGGCGTCGGGGTCGTCCATGGCCACAGCCTCGCCGTCGCCCGCGTCGAGGGCTTCCTGTGCGTCGTCCGCCGCCGCCCGGCGGTAGCCCACGATGTCCTTCTGCCGCTCTGCTTGGTCGATGATTTTCTTCGCCATGCGGTTCGCGAGGACATGGAGGTCATGCCAAACGCCGACTGCCGGGACGGGCAGCGGGTTGCCGGGCACCGGGGGCGTGAGAGCCAACAGGGTGTACGGCCCGGTGTCGGGGCCATAGTAATCATCGACCCGCAGGAACTCGTCGAACTTCACGCTGTCACATCCGGGGATTGTGACGATCGCGTTGTAGCTCGGGACCCACAACTCGATGATTTCAACCTCGTCTTGGAGGTCATAGATTTCCCCGGTGTTTAGGCTCCGTTGCGAGAGGTTCGACGCCTGATCGCGTTTGCTGTCCACGGAAGGGAGCCGCTCGACAAGCCCGTTCTGATACAGCCCGCTGTCGAGCAACTGGCGTCGCGGAATACAGATTCGATCACCGAGAAACGCGGCATCGCGGAACAGGTGGTCGTTCGAGCGGGGGTCGCAGACGAAGTTGTCGAAGTCGACTGCCTCGGTGTAGATTTCCCCGGCGTCGACCTGATCGTACTCGTCGAAGGCGTACACGCTGTCGCTTTCGGCCAGCCCGGTCTTGAGGATGCCGAGCGTGAAGATCGCGTCGACGACAACACGACGATACACGTCCTTGATTCGGATGTCCTTGTCATGTTCCGTCAGAGCCAGCCCGAGAAGGTCCGCATATTCCGCGTTTGCGAGGTAGCGACTGGAAACGTTGTGCTTGGGGTTGCTCATCACGATCTGGGGCACCAACGTCCGGATCGCATTGAACGTCAGATTCAGGGCCTCCGTGCCGACGCGGCCGTGGTCGCGGTCGTAATACTGGCCTGTGTAATTGCGGAGAAACATCAGCCGAGCACTGCGGAAGTTCTTGAGACGCTTCACGCCGTTCTGGGCGTATTCTTGAAATTGTTTGGGACTCATTTCACTTGGCATCGTCTAAACGTCCTTTATGCAGCGGTCGTCCGAAAGTCGAACCGATCGGCCCGGGTCTGGGCCTTCTTCTCCCGCTTCCACTGCTTCATGCGATACCCGATCGACCGCTGGGGCGGTGCCGGGCGGCTGCTCTTGTTCTTTGGGGCCTCACTGACGCCCACGAGGCAAAGCATGTCGGCAATTACGCGGTCTCCGTGGGTTTTGCGAGCCGACTCCGACTCCTCAACAAGCTCCGCCGGGCCAATGCTGCCGTTCTCGTAGGTAATGTAGGTCAAGGCTTCGTCGAGAGCCTCCTCGCTGTGGTTAATGAAGCCGCTGTGGGCATATGCCCGACGGAGTTCACCAAGGGCCTGAGCCTTCTTCTCCGGCGACGACCGCCACCCGAACCGCTTACCCCTCTTTTCCGCGATCGTGCCCGGGGCACGGTCGAAGTAGACGTTGGGGTACCTGTAAGTATGCACGACCTGACGGCCAAAGTCAAACCCGGGGTCGCCATTATTCTCCCAGATCAGGAGGGGACGCGACTTTCCGCCCGCCCAGACGCACGCCGCACAGGCGATGCGAGCAAGTTCATACGGCGGCGTGTTGGCGTCCGCGAACTCGGCAACCTTCTCGCGGGTCTCGTTGCACATGATCGAGATGACACTGTTCGAGGCCCCCATCCCTTTCGAGATGTCGGCCGCGAGGGTGTAGGTCTTCGTCTGATCCGGACGGCCCCTCATCAGATTGACCCAAACTCGCCACGCACCGCTGGGGGTGTACCGAATGGAGCCTAGGTCCCGCCTAATGAGGGCATCCGGGATTTTGGAGTCGGGTACAGTCTTCTCGAATGTAATCGCCATCTTCCGCTTGGGCGGGCGAGCAAAGAGTTTTTTATGCTCCTCGATGATCGTAGCCTCGAAGAACGTGTCGCCGGACCCAACGTGGTCCATATCGACCTCGATCGCCAGTTCCTTCGGCGAACGGGTCTCGGCCTCGGCGTCGTACCACGGGCTCCGAATCTTCCACCGGCCAAGATCGTCCTGCACAACGTAGCGGCCAGTGCCCTTCTCCGGATGCTCCCACCACGGCAGGATGAACACTGGGATGGTCCCGGAAAGCCGCCACTTCGAGTACGCGGTACCCGGCCCGTTGGGGGTCGAGCAAGGCAGACGGCAGGCGGCCACGTCGCGGGTCGACCGCTTGATCGACTCGCCTTCGCCCATCTTCGCCATCTCATCGAGGAAGATCGAGGTTCGGCGGTCGGAGCTACCCGCTGTCGCGTTGGACGACTCACCGTCGATGCGAGCGTGGTTGTCGAGGTTGACGAGGTGGAGCTTCTTGCGGGTCATTCGCGGGAGCATCCACTCGGGCAGGCGAGCGAGGATATAGTCGATCTTGCCGAACAGCGTGCCCGGGGCTGACAGCGTGCCGTGGGGGTAGCTGCTCGGCCTGCCGTCAAGCTGGTCGACTGCATCCTCTTTACGCGACATGAGCAGATGACTCTCGTAGTCGCGAAACAGGAATCGGTGGGCGTAGACCGCGATATGGTTCCACGTCGCCCCCATGTCACGGCTCTTGTCGGTCAGAAGCTCTTCGCCGTTGTCGATGGCGTGCTCGACTCGCAACAGGTGCTTGTCCTGAATCGGCCACGTCACAAACGGGACGTGCTGGTTTTTCGCCTGCCGCATCGACCCGTTCTCAGACTCGAACACGCGGAGCGTGAAACAGAAGGCGTTGATGAAGAACAGGAGCGATTGGGAGCAGGCCGTGTAGAGGTCGACTTGAAGCTCGCTGTCTTCCTCGGCCGCTTCGAGGACGTTTGCCCGCCATTGCAGGTTACGGGAGGGGTCCTTCGGCACAATCAGGCCGGTGATCGGGCACTGCCATTCGCCGGGAATGTCCGGGAACGGCGTCTCAAGCTCTGGTTGGACCTGAAACTCATTGGGCATCGTCGGGTTTGCTCCGCTTGGGCGGCCCCTTCTTCTTCAAGTCGTCGCCGGATTGGGCCGTCACAGCGAGGTCGTTAAGCCTCGCGACAGCAAGCTGCCGCACCTGATCCGCCACCTTGGTTTTTCGATCGTCCTCCTCGGGAACGGCCGTAGGCGTCTTGCCCTCCATGCGGTCGTAGAGAAGCTGGATCGCCCACGCCTCAGGCTTGTGCCAGACCTCTTTCTCGTTGCCTTCTTCGTCGGTCGTGGTCTCGGTGTAGCCGAGGGCTTTCCGCCACAGCAATCGAGCAAGGGCCTCACCTTTGGTGATGATCCCGTCCTCCATCGACCAGTCGTGGGCCTCGGCCGCGAGTTGGCGGACGTGCTCGGTTAACTGCCGCGAGTTGTATCGCTGCGGCTTGCCCATGGGTCTCCCTTACGCCGGGTCGTCGGTGCTGACGCCCGCCAGAGCGTTGAACACCGCCGTCAGCCCGTTCTCGATCTGCGTGTCCGTGACATCCCTGTGATCGGTCGTGTTCAGGGTGTCGAGGTACTGACTCACGACGGTCAGGGCCGCGACTTGTGCCCGGCCCCTCGGATTCTGGAAGAACCGCCGGGTGTACGCGAGCCGCTCGGGGTGGCCTTCGGTATCTGTCGACTCGCCGACAACGGCCGTGCAGACTTTCGATAACATAATCTCGACTCGTTTCACGAAATCGGGGTCCGATGCGACTTGATGGCCTTCCGATGCGGTGATGCTCATGGTAGCGTTCCTTCTGGAATCGGGGGGTTGTTCAGGCTCCGAAGTTGCTCTCACGCCATGCTGGCCGCGTGGTGCCAGTCTTGGCCTGACGAATCGTTCCGCGAATCTGAGCGTCGACGTTGCCCGCCGGGGCCGTCGCGTATGCCGACTGTCCCGCCTGCCCGGCAAACGGAGGGCTGAGGTTGGTGGCGAAGCCGCCGTTCGCCGCGACCTCGCCGCGAATCACGACCTCACCCGACCCGACCGTGGCATCATCGCCGACGTGAATATAGACATCCCCGCCCGCCGCTGAGACAATCGTGACATGGTGGATTTCGAGGTACTCGTTGTCCCTGAGGGTGTACGAACTCAGCGACCCCTCCTCATACAGCGTAAACGCCACGCCGCTTGAAGCGTCTGCGGAGTCGACAACTCCTCGTACCGGCCTGCCTGCGATCTCGCCCATGGTGTGCTCCTTGGGTTGGTGTTAAGGAAGAAGATCGTTTCCGATGATAGCACCGAGGCGGACCTCCGTAAGCAAATACAAATCGTAAGCGTCCTGAGCGGACAGCAGCACGTCGTGGTAGGCCGCATGAGACGCCTGTCCGTCAAAGAATTGCTCGGTTGAGCTTCCGTTGACCTTCGTCCTCGCCCCGAACCGGAGGGGCATTGAAGCGTTGGTCAGCGACCCTTGGGCGATACTGATGTCCAGAGTGCCTTGATCCACTCCATCGACGTAGATAGTGGCGACGTCGTCCCTGTCGAATGCG